CAATATTATTGATATGATTATTCAGGGATTTAGTATTTATAAACAATTAATTATGGCGCAAAGTAATACTATAGGGATAAATTTTCCATTTATAGAAAGTAAAAAGGGTTATTATTTAGATATGACCATTACTGATGCTGAAGATGTTAGAGCTAGTTTAATGCATCTATTACTCACTAATAAAGGTGAGCGTTTTATGATGCCAGAATTTGGTACTGATTTACTTAAATATATATTTGAACCTAATGATACCAAAACAATAACTGATTTAAAATTAGATATAAACACTACAATTAGTAAGTATATCCCTAATATGCAAATAAACAACATCATTATAAACAATAATGATGAGGTAAATAAAGAAACAATAACGATAAAAATAGAATATACTGTGTCAGATGGTTTTTACTCTCAATCAGATACACTTTCTATAGAATTATAAACTATATTATATGGCAGAAAGATTAAATTATAGTGCTGGTAATTTTGAAGACATAAGGAAAGAACTGTTTAATTTTGTTAAACAATATTATCCAGACTTAAGAAATGTCAGTGAACCTACAGTAGCTGGAGTACTAATCGACCTAAATGCTGGTGTTGCAGATTTATTAATGCACCACACCAATAGAATGGCTCAAGAACTAGTTATAGACTATGCACAAGAAAGAGGTTCAGTAATGTCAATGGCTAGAACATTTGGATTAAAAATACCTCATTTACGACCTTCAGCATCTATATGTGATTTTTCAGTAATAGTACCAACTAAAGGTGATGCACCTGATAGTAGTTATTACCCAGTATTAAGAAGTGGTTCACAAGTTAGTGGTGCTGGTAAAGTATTTGAATTATTACACAACTGCGATTTTTCACAACCATTTACCGAAGGTGGTATACCAAATAGAACAATTATACCTAATCGTAATTCGGATGATAAGATATTAAATTATACGATTACAAAAAGAGAAATGGTTATTAATGGTGTTAGTAAAATATACAATAGGATAGTATCAATTAATGATGTTAGACCATTTTTTAATATTACATTACCAGAAACTGATGTACTTTCAGTTGAATCAATCATTTTTTTAGATGGAACTAGTTATGCTGGTGCACCAGAAGATGCATTATTTAATGATGAGGATTTAAGATGGTATGAAGTAGACGCATTAGCTCAAGATACATTATTTATAGCTGATGGTACAGTTAATTCTAGTAATCCAAGTATTAAATCTGGTAAATATATTAAATTAACTAAAGGTAATAAATATATTACTGAATATACAGATAATGGGTATATGAAAGTTATATTTGGAGCTGGTACTCAAGATGTTACTAGTTTATCTAATATTAATGTTAATTCATCATTAGTAAATATGGT